CACCGATACCCTTCACGCTCAGCTCATGGCTGCTATCTTCAAAACACAGCCTATCATCGTAGCCAAGATTCTTGGCGACTTTGGCACCGAATCAGACGAGCTCAAGGAAGCCTACGAAGAATTCATGCAGTATGTCGCTATTGAGCCAAGCGAGCTTGATTTGTATCGTATCTACAACGAGGGCTTTCGTGAGTGTATTAAATACGGAACGATAACCTTTAAGTCTCCGTGGGAGCATAAAACTCGCTCCTTCCTCATTCCTGGCGGTGATGGCTCTGGCAAAGCAAGCGACTTCCTTACAAAGACCCTCTACGAAGGCCCTCGTCCTGAGAAGCTTCCTTTCGACGCTTTCTACTATCCAGTCATGGCTAAGACGCTTGATGATATGGATATTAAGTGTCACAAGCGTATTATGCTTCAACACGAACTCGAAGAGCGTAAGTTCACCGATATTTACGACCGTAAAGCCGTAGACAAAGTCCTTGGCCTTCCCGACCGTACCAACCCAACGACCGTGCAGGTTGAGAAAGAAGAAACGCTCGGCGCAAATACAACGGCTTCTTACGGTCACAAAGAGTGGGATGTATGGGAGTGCTACGTCACTTGGCGCTACAACGACGAGTCGTTCGCCCCACGGATGATCGCGACCTACCACGAAAAGTCGGATACAATCCTTCGCGTTGTTTACGACAACTTCGAAAGCGAATGGTTCGTCGGCGCGCGCATGGCTCACAGGGATGATATGTATCCTGGCTACGGCTTCGCCGAGGTATTGTGGATGTTCCAGGAGGGTGCGTCGGAGACTTACAATGGCTACCGGGATAATCAGACGGTTGCGAACACTCGCGTATGGCGCGTTCATCCTGATTCGAAGCTGCATCAAGGATATCGGATATATCCTTCGGCAATGCTTCCAGCGGACGAAAAGGAAATAGAGCCTCTTGCTCATGGAGATGTTTCGAACATCAACCTCGATGAACTTCGGCTCCTCCTAGAGCTTGCTGAACGACGGTCTGGTGTATCTCCGCCACAGCAAGGAATGGGAGCCGGCGGTCAGACGAAGCGTGGTATATATTCGGCGATGGGTACGCTGTCGCTTTTGCAGGAAGGGAACTCGCGTAAGGATTTGAACGTCTCGGACATGCGCGACTCCCACGTTCGGTTGATGCGTTTGATTTCGCTTCAGTATGGTAAGTTCGGAACCGATAGCAAACACCACGAAGGGCGTTTGGCTCTCTTCGGTAAGAAAGCCGAGAAGATCAAAGAAGCTTTGAACCTCATCGCGACTCGTCGAATGGGATTACCTTGTTACTCCTCGTCAGCAAGCATCAACAAAGAAGTCGAGAAGCAGAACGACATGATGCTCGTACAGGTGATGATGCGTCATTACCAAACCGTTGCTCAGCTTCTTGGCTCGATGCAGTCGGTGATGACCCCGCCGGCTGTCAAGCAGTACTTCATCGAGGTAATGATAGCCTCAAACCTTTTGATGAAGAAGATGCTTAGGAATTTCGGTCACGACGAAGTTGACCGTCTTGTACCTGACCCTCTAAAGAACGGAGTTCCAAATGCCTCAGCCCAAGCAAGTCCGAATGGAGCTCAGCCCTCGGGAACGCCTCCTGGCTCACTCGGCGCAGGTCCTGAACTGGCTGGACGACCCGGCGGCACGCCTCTTCAATGAGTGGTTGAAGGATGTTCGGCTGAGGGAAAACAAGTCTTTGATGGAGGCTGATAGCATTGTGAAGGTGCATCGTGCTCAAGGAAGTATTGGCGTTATCGACCTTATCAATAGCCTTCGAGACGACCTACGGCAATACGAACGTGACGTACTTGAAGGCAAATGTAGTCCCTTAAAGGAGGAATAGAATGGGTTGGCTTGACAGGATCAAAGACAAGAAGGAATTGGAGAAGATTCCTCCCGAACTACGGGATGCTTCGCCGGAAGACATTGTGAAGAAGCTTCAGGAAACAGACAAACTCAAAGCTGACCTCGCTGCTGCTCAGGCAAAGACGGCTGAGCAGGATACGAAGGTTGCCGAGATTTCGACGGAGTTCGAGCAAGTGAAGGTAAGGCTCGCGGCTGCGGAGGCAAAGCCGAAGGGAGATAACAAACCTCCCGACCGTGTCGAGGCGACTCCCGAGAACATGCTAGAGAATCCGAAGGGTGTTCTTGACACTCGCCTTGGTCCACTCGAAGCCGCGACGATTCGCAACGGCATGACGACCTCGCGGATGCTTGCTCAGCAACAGCTTGCTAACGCGGATATGGCGTCGGGTGGCAAGACGATGGATGGCCGGCTGTTTCAGGCTTGGGGGGCTGAGGTTGATGCTGAATCCCGAAAGTATCAACCAACAACTCTTATGACCCCCGAAGCCTGGATTGGTATCTACTGGTACCTGAAAGGGATTCATGGTGACGAGTTGAGAGACCCCGAGACTCGAAAGAAGAAGTACGCCTTCCTTGAGCCGGCTGCATCGTCAGCCGCCGGACCAAACGGTCCTGGAAGTGACAGCAGGCCGAAGGACGGGCCGGAGTCGCTCACCGATCAGGAAAAACACGTCGCGGATAAGATGGGCGTGTCGTACGAGAATTACGCTAAGAGAAAGAAAGCGATGGTGATGGTCAATGCCTGAGCCTACGATTACCTCAAAAAGCCTACCTCCGGCGATGCAGCCTGGAGCAGTCAAGACCTCACCGGCTGGAGCTTCAGACGCCAAGCCCGCCGTCGAGCAGCAGATTCCTTGGGAGCAGATTGAGGCGAAGCCGCTTCGCTCCCCGAACTTTCTTAACCTCAAGCCGAAGAACCCGAACCTGTCTCTGTTCTTCGGTAATCGAGCTGTTGGCGAGAAAGAGTCTGGACTTCGCTACGACCAGCTTATCGCAATGGGCTTCGTACCGGCGAAGCCTGAGGATGTTGTTACAAACCTTGGACATCCTTGCCCTCCGTCGCTCTGTCGCGACGGTCGTATCATGTACGGTGATTTGATCCTCCTCAAGATTGCTCGTGTCGATTACATCGGCAATCAGAAGTGGAACGAGCAGAATGCTCGTCTTCGAATGAAGAAACCTGGTGTAACCATCGAAGGTGGAGGCAAGGAGCATCAAGCCGCTGACGGACGTTTGCAGCCTACTGCGGCTTTGAACGTTCCTGACGCGATTCGATCGAAGGTTTCGATGTACGTTCCTCCAATCGCGGAGGTCGACGCCGCGACGAAGGACAACACCTAAACGAGTTTAGCGGCGTGCCCCCGTCGCTATTGTTATAAAAGTTAACAAAAGAAAGGAGTACGAATGGCTTCAGCAGAAATCCACAGCATTCAGACTGTTTCAGGTCAACAGCCAAGAATGCGCAGACTTCCTGAAGAAGCCGGCCAAACTTTTCTACCTGGCACACCTGTGTCGTTGGCCGCCGGTGACGGGGGCGTTAAGGCATGGGATGGTGTTACGGTAGCGTTCGGCATTGCAGGCTTCTCAAAGGAGTTTGGAAACAACCTAGCTGCGCTCGGTGTTACGCCGACCGCTGCGGTGAACCCAACTCCTCAGCCGTCGACTGGTCAGGGTATTCCCTTCCAGCCGTTGGCAGTCTCGATATCACGACCGTTGTTCCGTGACGGCAGACAGGGCTTCGAGGTAGCGGTGGTTGACACCGTTTTCCTCGGCCAGGTCGGACCGGCTCAGGCAACAGTCGCCACCGACGTTGGCAAGCAGTACGGAATGACCCTCGATGCAGACGGTCATTGGTACGTTGACAGAACCAAAATAGGGGCAAACGCTGTTGTCGAAGTTGTTCGACTTGACCCCAACGACCAGGGTGTTATTGGAGTTTCAACTCGCGGAGTGTACTTCATCGTACTTCCAGCGGCAGCTCAACTGGTGGCCTAACGATGACAATGGTCCGAGGACAGTTCGCACAACTCATGGCACCCGGTCTGCACGACGAGTTCCTTCACTGGATCGATTTGCTTCAACGTGATGAAGAGTACTCTCATATCTTCCATGTTGAAACCTCGAAGATGGCTTATGAAGACGAAGTCGAGTTCGCCGGCCTGCCTCCGCTTGTGGAGAAGCCAGAGGGCGAAGCGATTTCGTACTCTGATGCCATTCAGGGCGGTTCGAAGCGGTATCTTCACCTAACCTACGGTCTTGGGGTTCGGTGCAGCTTTGAGCTTTACGAGGACGACCAGTACAACGTTATCAACCAAGTGCCGAAAGCTCTTGCACGCTCGGCTCACTTCGTGAAGGAGCAGCAAGCCTTCAACGTCTTTAACCTTGGCTTCGGTACGGTGACCACGACGGACGGCTTGTCTTTGTTCAACACGAGCCATCCTCTACTCGGTGGACCGGCAGCGACCTCGGTGGCTCCTGGAATCGGCAATATCATTGCCTCTCCCGGAACCTATCCGAACCGTCCACTCGTTGACGTTGACCTTAGCTTCACCGCCATTCAGTTGATGGTCAACTTCTTCGAGCGCCTACCGGACAGCCAAGGCTTGCCGATTACTATCAAGCCTCGAACCGTCGTAATCCCACCAGAGCTCAAGTGGATTGCTCGTGAAATCCTTGGCTCCCCACACAAGCCATACACAGCGGACAACGAAATCAACGCCGTGCTTGCCGAAGATTTGCAGTACTTCGTTTGTCACTACCTCACCTCGCAGAGCGCGTGGTTCGTGCTTGCGGACAAGATGGCTCATCGCCTGAAGTTCTTTGTTCGCCATGAACTCGACGAGGACTTTGCGGATGACTTTGACACACGGTCGATCAAGCAGGTGAGCTTCATGCGCATCTCTGTCGGTGCGACAGTTTGGGAGGGAACCTTCGGTTCGAACGGGCCGTAGTTGAGGCTCGTAAAATCCAAAGGAAAGGACTAATGAATATGAGAAAAAGACTCCTCCTTGCTGTTCTCGTTTTCTTCGGCTTAAACCACCTTGTTGACTGGGGTCCGTTCGACACCTTCGTGACCTTCGGTCAAGCAGGAACTTCGCAAAGCTTCACCATGACGATTGCTACAGCGCCTCCGGCGGTTGTAGTCGGTAACGCTGTATCGACCTCAACGGCGACGGCGGCGTTTACCTCTACCACTGGTGGAGCGGTGGCGGCAGGAGCGTATCGTATTTGCGTTACGTTCTTCTCAGCCGCGAACACCGAGACACCGTGCTCGACAGACACCGCAGCGACGGCCGTCATTACGACAATCGGCTCGACCTCGACGGTTACGATTGCTCCTCCTGTCGCAGCGGGAGGCTTTGGTAGCGTAATCGGATGGCGTCCGTATGTCAGCGGCAACGCTGGCGCTTCAGGTGCTGAGACCCTTCAGACTATCAACGCAACGGTTTGCACGCTGAGTGCAAGCTCAACTCCAAGCTGTTCGTTGAACAGTCCGGCGGTGTTCACAGCTTCGACCAACTTTACTGGAGGTTCGGGTGGTCCGGCGACCCCTGGAACGCTCCTTACCTATCCAACGTCGAACGCGGCGAACCTGTCGTTGTTTGGCAATGGTGCTTA